CTGCTGCAAAGTCGCGTTCTTTACGAGCTACTTCTAATTCTTTTAATAAGTCCATTACTCTGTTCTCTCCAACAGCGTCTTGTGCGCTTTCGCCGCCCATGTCTTCTGTATTAAGTTTTGCTTCGTATGGTCCTTCTTCTACTGGTTCTTGTATTTGCTCTAAAGGTTCACCTTCGGCTCTAACAATCATATGTCCTGCTCTAATATCACATGTACCAACTAGATAGTTGTGTAATACTTGTGATGTAGTTGGATAGTTTACTTCTGCTTCAAACGTGTGTACTTCTGTATTTTGAAGTTTGGGGAAGTCTAATGGTCTTTCTTGTATTGGTGTGCGCTTTGCATTACTTAGGTTTACAAGGTCAAATTTGCCAAGTGCTTCCTTCATTTTTTCCATACAACCCTCAGGTAGTTCATCGGCTACACGCACAATAAACTTGTATGTTTTTTTTGATTCTGTTAGAATATCTGTAAATTTTTTCATATTATTATTCCCGCTATGTAACTATTTATCTTTATCTAGTCTTTTAAGCTGCTCTAATAGACTATTTCTGTCAGTGACAACATAGCCCTGTCCTTCAATCATGCCCTGATCTCCAGTGCCGCCATCTTTGTCCATTTTTTCTTTTTTAAGTTGTAAGTCGATCATTTTTAGTTTTTTATCTAACTTAGCAACTTTAGCATCTAAACTAGTTTTAAGCATGCCTCCAGCTACTTCAAATACACGCCCGCTATAGCGGCTTTCAACATTCATTCCTAAGTCCATTAAATCGTCATAAGCATCCATTGCTTTTTGTGCAACTTCATTTAGTTCTTTATCTGCCATTTCGCCGAGACCTTTTACAGCCGGTAATGCGCTGGCAATTTTATCAAACTCTGCTATGTCACGAAAACTTTCCTCTTGCTCAATAACAGCCGATTCTTTTTTCTTCTTTTTTTCTTCTGCTCTAGCTTCCTCTAAAATTTCTTTAGAGTCAGGTAAATTTAGTAGTTCTTCTAATTTTTTAGTCATTAATTTGAATCCATTATATGCTACTATTATTTATCTTCTACGTCCAGTGTGGAAAATATCACCTTCATTAACGATTCTAAATGTAATGCCTTTTTGTTTACACCAAGCTCTAGCCGCTAACCATTTAGCTTGATTAACAACATAATGTAATTGATTAGATTTGCTTTTGCCAAGTTTTTCTTTAATTGTTTGATTAGCTGGCTTTACTTCTATTAGTTCAACTTTTTGTCTACCTGACTTATCTGCATATGCAATAAAAAAGTCTGGTACGTATATTGTATATTTGCCGCTTAATGGATTTCTATAAGGTATGCGTATTGCTTCACTTGCCCATTGTGTTACACTTGCATGTTCGTCACAAAATCTCATAAATGCAAATTCCCAACTTGACCTATATGTTGGTGTTTTGTTACCTGCGTATTTGTCTGGGTTTTTTAAAGTAAATTTACCTTGTGCAAATCTTGCCATATCATTTCTTAAACCTTATGCTAATGCCGCCTTTAAGATTTAATGCACCGTTAAGTGATACTGTATTCTTACCTGGAACAGGAGTAGTAACAGGATAGTCTGCTAAGTATCCTACTCTACGTACACTACCTTGTAGTCTATTTCTGTCAGACCATTCTGTACCTTCTGCTGTAGTACCTCTAGTATTGTCATAGAAGTCAGCTGTGGTTTGTTCTTCAACATTAGTCTGTAGCCAATTTTTAATATCTTCGCCAGTCCAACCTCTGTTGTATTGTACTACTGTTGCTAAGAATCCACATGCTACTGGACAAGCTGCTGATGTTCCACTAAAGCGTGTGTCTCTACAATCACTTGATGTAGACAAGCCTGTGTAACTATCATCGTAACGTGCAACATCGGTTCCGTATGTGCCTATAGTTGCAGCTAATGTTCCGTCAGCTGGTGCATACATATCAATTGCATTGCCCATATCACTATAATTAACTTTACGTTCTTTGTTTGATGAAAATTGATCGTCTAGTGCGCCAATGTTAATAGCAGGAAACTTAACTGTAGTATTGCCTGCTAATGTTTGGCTTTCTGTTTTACCTATGTGTTGTGGGAAACCTCTTCTATTAGTTGTACCAGTTACAGTATATCCAAAACTACTAAATGTTTCACCGCCTGCACTACTATAAACACCGTCACTTGAACCATCACTAATATGGTTATCATAGTTAGGATCGTCTGGATTTGTTTGTGTCTGGCCACTATTACCTGCGGCTGCAATGAATATAAACCCACTCTCCATTAATTCTTTACCAGCTTGTGTCATTGAGTTGTCATACATTTCTGACTTCCAACGCCCGGCGTCCCCATCAGCACCCATGTACCTAATAAACTCTGGTTCGTTACTACTTCCACTATATGATGTTCCTGTTGCACTTTGAAAATAATAATTAGTCGAACTTTTATTTGCTCTAAATCCCCAACTGTTATTTCCCATAGTAGGATTCTTTGTTCCGTATAAAGGATTGACAGGTTTGTATTGATGGAATATTTTACACATATCAAACCCAATTTCAAAGCTACCAACATTACTATTACTGTAAAGATTCATAGCCCATTTGTTTGCGTTGTATGCCCAACCATGTGTGCGGCCATATATTAAACTAGCACACTGTGTTCCGTGATCTGCATTTGCTAATGAAGGATATGCTGTGTTATCTCCGTGGGCACCTTCTCTAGTATAACTAGTGTTTACAAGTATGTTACCAAAAGATGCAAATTCTGCACTACGCTGTGTACTGTCTCTCCACCAATCGTGTGCTACAGTAGTAACAGGTACAGTAGTGCCATCCCATCGTGTTTCTAGTCTTGAGACTGGATCTGCATTGAACCAATCAGGATCAATATAATAAGGACCGTCTAACATTACATCTAGTACATCACAATAGCCATTGCCCGGTAAAGCGTTCCCACCAACATAATCAACTGGGCTTACTGATGCTCCTGCATCAAAGTTTACTCTGTTAGGATTAATAAATTCAACATGTCCAATCCAAGTACCGTTGTCCATGCATATAATATCTACGCCTTCGCCTGCACCCTTAGGACGAGGATTTCGATCAATTTTTGTAGTAGAAGTTATACTGCCTTCAATCCAAGGATTTCTCTTTTGTTCCATCCTAATTAATTGGTTACTTGCACGGCCTACATCTGCTGCTGTATCTTGCGAGAATGTTCCTTGTATGAATCCATTACTAGCCCAATATTGCCAATTCCTAACTGTACTAGCATAACGATCATATGATTCATTTTTTACGTCCATGCGTAAATCATCGTCAGATGCATTAAATATTTCTGGATATCTTGCAGGAGTTAAATTTATAAAAAGTACTCTAGCATCAGCACCTAATGTTTCAGCTTCGGCATCAGTTAAAAGATATTCGCCTCTAGTAGGACTATGTTCTGTATGATTTCCACAAACAACACTTCTACTTAAAATAGAACCATCTACTAATTCAGTGTGTAGTTCGTTAAACTCATTTACAGTATTTGTACTTAGAGTATAATAACGTTCACTCATTAATTAACTCCTTAGTGCAAATCAACCCAAGAGCCGCCAGCGTAGCCTTGGAATTTACTTGTTGTAGTATTGTATATCACATCGCCGTTTTCTGCTGTAAAATTATTACGTTCATCGTCTGTAAAACTTGCAAACTTAAAAGGACTAGATGATACTTCTACTCTTGTACTTGCTGTCAGCTTTATATCTGTAGCTGAAAATACTTCTGGACTTCCTGTGCCATTAGATGATATATCACCATCAACAGTTAAGTCATTTGTTACTGTTAAACTATTTTCAACTGTTAAGTCACTTCTTATAATTACTGGCGGCACAAAACTAATTGCACTAGAATCATCTGTATCAATTAAACTTGCAGCAAGTGTAAAGTTTCCAATAGTATCTCCAGCCGCCTGGAATGTAAAGTTACCAACACCATCTGTAGTTAGAACTTGTCCTACACTACCATCAGTAATACCTAAGTCTGTTAAATCATTAGGTATAGCAGCATCAACATAACCTTTAACAGCTCTCTCAGTAACTAGTGCTGTTTCACTATTATCAGTTAATCCTGTATCGTTACTAAACTCGTCAACTTCTACTCCTAAGCCCATCTGTAAAGTGGTTAGTAAAGCAAACGATGTAGGTTTGTTTGTTAAGTCATTGTAACTTCTACTGAAAAGTAAGTTAGTAGTATCTGTTATTTCACTTAAATCTGCAGGTATAGTTGGACGGCCATTTAAACTATTATAGTTGCCGTCAAATAATAATCCATTATCATCAGTTAAATCATTAAGGTCAGAAGGTATAGTCGGAGAACCTGTTAAACTAGCATATGCTCCATCAAATAATACTGGCTTGTTTGTTAAGTCTTCATAACGTCCTGTAAAGGAGTCTGTAATTCCGTACCCTGCATTTGTTGTTGGTTTACCAGTAACATCAGCAAACGGAATACTAGTTGCTACAACATCTCTAAATGTAAAATTACCAACGCCGTCTGTACTTAATACTTGTCCTGCACTACCATCAACTATATTAATATCTGTTAATATGCTAGGTATAGCTGGGCGACTATTTAAATCATTATAGTTTCCTGAATATGCAACAGTATCTAACGAATCTGTATAACTAGGTATAGCAGAGCCACTATTATCTGATAATAGTTTTCTCCATGCTCCTGCATGTGCATAATACAAGCCGCCTGTTGCGTGTACATGTACTACTAGCCCATGATATCTTGCTGCATCAATTGCATTTAATTCTGTTGTTGTTGCTACTACATTAGAATACAATAATTTGTTAGAACCAAAATCTATATCAGTAGTAAGTAAGTTACTACCGTCACCTAATACACTGTAAATTTCTGAAAAATTATCATTAAGTTTTTCAGCACCGTCACGCAAACTATCGCCAGTGCCGTCGTTTGCATTAGATCCTCTATTAATTATTTGTTTTGCCATGTGTTATGCTCCGTCCCAGGTGTTAGTTCTAGAATCAAATGTAAATCCTGTTGCACTAAAGTTGTTCTCAACTTCACTATTTATTATTACTGGTGCAGGCGAACCTTCAATTATGTTTCTTTTTTCTAATCTATTATCAGTGTTTTGTTTTTTAAATCCTACAGCACTAGTGCGCTTTCGATTGTAATTAAGAATTTCAGCTACTACAGCACTTAGTTGTATATCTTTGTAGCCTTTTAAAGTATCAAGCAATTGAAAAATCTTTATGTTATCTAGTTTAGCTTGTTGTAGCAAGACAACACTTACAGCTACTGCACTTGATTTATCAAACCCTTTGTTTTCAAAAAATCCAACACATGAGTTTAAATCATTGTCATTAAAATTTATCGACTTTGTAAGATACTTGTCAAAAAACAAACGTACATCTTCGTCTGATTTTTTAGTAATATTTTTTACTGGTAATCCACTATTCATAATGTTATATCCAATGCTTTCTCTCTGTAAAGTTCTTTAGTTCCCTCAGGTAAAGCTGCCCACGAATCGTTTATTCCGTTTACTCCGCCAGTTCCTCCGCCAGTAAGATAATCGTTTTTATATACACTCTTTGCTGCATCCTCTAGTGCAATAGGATTATCTTTAAGTAATTGTCTAGTAGTTGTCCCTTGTACAACAGTTGAGCTATCAGTTTGTGTGTTTACACTAGTAGCTTCTGTTACATCATTACTTCCGCCGTCGCCATTATTTTTTGGAATTACAGTATTAGCAACTCCGCTAACATTAGTATTTCCTATGTCGCCCAGTACGCCCTTTAGTCCACTAAAAGTTTCGTCCTTTAGTTGTTCTAAAGTCATATTTTCAAGACCTCTAAGCAATTGAAATGCTGCTAGTCCTGCTTGTAAAGGACTACTAAATCCTTGACCTTTAGATATGTAATCATACAAGTCTGCGCCTGCTCCAAAAGCACCGTCTAAACTTAATGGACCGCCGCCTAATAATGATATAGGTGAAGGCTGTCTATCATAATGTTCTGTTGAACCAAATCCTGTTGGTCCTGGTTTATCACTATTAGCGTTGTCTGATGGTCCTCGTGAATAATGTACAGCTTCATATGCAACAGTAATTGTATTTGTCATTGGTGTTGAACCGTCACTGTTATCTACACTATCATGTTGCCAACTAGTAATAATTGGATTTACTATTGTATAGGTAGTATATGTCTTTTTAGCTAATTGACTAATTTGTATATTTTGGAAAAACGGTACAGATATATTGTTATCTAAACCAAACTTATATTGATTTCTTCCACTACCTAAATATGTATTATCCCCGCTACCTGCTTTGTTATATGCTCCAGGTAAACGCCCGTATCCTGCATCAGCAAAATAGTATCTGTAGTATGCTTCTAGTAATGCTGTAGTTACACCGTAGTTGTCATCATGGAATGTAATTGTAATAGGCTCGTATTGTATACCAGTTTGTACATTCTTTTTTCTATTATACTTGTTACGTGTTTCAACGTTAGAAGTATATCTTGGTAAGTCTGCTGATTTAACAAGCATACCAATTTCTAAATTATGTTTGTCTTTTAATTCGGGTAGTATGCTTCGTACTACAGGATCTAATTGAAAATATGTATGATATAAAAATTTACTCTTAGGAGCAAGTTTTAAATTGCCATCTACATATAACCTACTAGCATGTTGCCAGTCGGCCATAGTTCCTTTAGGGCCTAAAATCCCATTAACTAAGTTATCTAAAAATCCATTCGATGTCGCTGCCATACTAATATTTATCTATATAGAATAAGTGCGTAGATAATAAAAAAGGGAACCCGTAGGCTCCCTCTTTAGTGTTTCTAATATACAGTGCTTGTATTAAGCGCCGCCACCTGTTATAAGCGATCCTAATGTACGTCCAACTGCTGTACCAATACCTGTATCTGTAGGTGTTTGGATTGCGTTGTCATACTGGATTTCTAGTGTAACAGTAACTGGTTCATTATTTTGATAAGCCAATGTGTTGTAGTTAGCATTAGTAACAAAACAACCATAAAGTTCAAATGTTTCTAATACGTTTGGAGTATGTACTCCGTTACCACCGTCTAAGATCTCAATACGTGTTGTAAATTTATAATCTTGACCACTTGCTGCACTTGATTGCTCGTAAAAGTCGAACTGTTTCTGTAACTGTTCGCCTACAAGTTTTTGTACAGCGTTGTTTACGTCTTCACGTAAGTTAAGTGTTATTGGCGACCATGTATGCTTACCTGCTAAGTATGCTTTCGAGTTGTATGCGTGTATTTCCATTGGCTCAAATGCTACTGTTGGACGGGTAATATCTACTACCTGTTTAGTAAGTTCTGTTGTCGGTGTTGACACACCAAAGTTTTCCAGTGACACTCTAAAGCGGTACTGAAGCTTTGGCATCAACAAGCCCTGGTTACTGGCAGAGTCCCCGCCAGCTAACGGTACTGTAATTTTTGATAGTGTTGAAATTGCCATTTACTTTGCTCCTAATTTGTTATATGTATTTATCATATTAAAGACCTGCTATTTCGCCAGTGTTTTTCAAACGTAGCGGAATGTAAATAAACTCAATACTCTTAACAGGTTCAATAGCAACATCTACGTATAGTTCGTTTCTATCAACTCTTGCTGGAGTGTTGTTTGTTTCGTCACATACAACTAAGAAGTCATACAATGCTCTTTGGCCTACAAGTTCTAATAGTAAACTCTCAACTTGACCTTTAATCTCATCACGTGTAATCTTATCATTTGGTTCAAAGATATAAGGCTTAGCAAGCTGGTTTAATTGACTACGTAAGTAGATAACCAAACGTGCTACGTTGATTCTATCCAGTGAACTTGATCCTCTTGCACGAGTTTTTTGTCCAAAGTTAACAAGTCCTGCACCTGTAATAAACGTAATTGGGTTAACGCCTTGTGCATACAATGTATCTCTTTGTCCTTCGTTAAGTGCTACACTTACAAATTCGCCTTCACTACTAATGTAACCTGTTGAACTTGCGTTTGTAATTCCGCCACGTCTTGTACCTGCTGGTGCAAACCATGGATAGCTAACTTGATCGCTTAGTGCAATAGTTCTTAGCATCATGTGACTTGGTGGAACAACAACGTTGTTTCCTACGTTATCACTTGTGAAGCCCCATGGATAAAATAGTCCTAGGTATTCGTCACGTGTAACAAGTCCGTCATCGTTATCTTCAACAGCTAAACGAGCGTTTGTTGCCCATTCATTTAATGAAGTTGCATTTGGTAACAATCTTGCAGGGCTATCGCCAACTACAAATCCTGTTAGTCCTCTATCATAATTCAATGTAACCATTTCGCCAATAAGCTCAGGATAACTTGGAGAACTAATTAAGTTAAAGATACGTGACTCGTCATCTCTAATCTCGTCGTTATTATTAATAACTGCTTGTAATGCTTGTAAAATAACTTTACGCTGTGCTTTACGTCCAAAGCTACCTGAACCATCAACTTGGTTAGCTGATTCAGTTACCCAACGATCAAATACGCCGTTAGTTGCTAAGCCGTAGTTGCCTTGCTCTTCGTTATTCATTCTAATGTTTTGTGCGCCACTATCTAAATAGTCTGCTACATATTTCTTAACATTAAATCCACTTCTACGTGTGTTAAACAACATCATACCTTTTGGATATAAGTCCGGGTCTGGACAATCAAAGTCAATGTAGTCTGATGTTAGTAGGTCAACAATTGAGCCTTTGACGTTGCCATTAGCACCGGATGTACCCCAACGAGCATCGCCGAATAATACGCCGTTTTCTGTTGTTTGGTCTCCGTTATCAATTAGTTCCCACTTGTCAGTAATTTTTCTGTAACGATAAATCACTGGATAGTTTTCTAAGTCACTAGTATCAATCCAAATATCGCCTTCTACTAGTTCATCATTGTTTGTTTGTTTTGTAGGCTGTGTTGCACTTACGATTGGACCTTCTGGATCACAATCAGCATAGTCTGAACTAAAGTTGTGATATCCAACCCAAGTACTTCCGTTGTTGATCATAATATCAACTTCGTCAACAATTGAGTTATACCAAAGTGTGCCGTCTGCAGCTGTTTGTGTAATTGGATTATCACTAGGTGTATATGTTAGTGGTAACCAGTTACTTGCTCTAAACTGTAATGTGCCTGATGTATTATCAACGCCTGGCTCGTCCATTAAAAAGCGTGTAGTAGTTGAATCTGTACTAACATATGCTGTTAGTCCAAGTGCTGTAAAACATGCAAATGCGCCTTGACCGTCTGTTAAACGCATCTCGCCACCTTTTGAGTGTTTAATAATTACTCTGTTTTCACTATCAACTTCAGCACTTACATATGAAATACCTGCGTTTGTAATTGCACTAGCTATTGCTATTGCATCAGTTGCTCCAGAATCAGATCCTGTAAATGCAATAGTTGTTGGTGCGCTAAATGCTGAATCACCTGGTGCTGTTGCTTCTAATTGGAAGTTATAAACACTACCTTGAGCAAAGTCTCCGTCTAGTGTTTTGTTAGTTTTAATTGCTGTTGATCCTACAGCTGCTCTGCGCATAATTTTAAATGTGCCTAGCGGTAGTGCATCTTGTGCGACATTACTATCAGCAAACAAATCACCAATTGATAGGTTTTCGCCGCCGCCAGTTCTGTCAAGTTGTACTAATGCTTCTTGTGCTGTATCATAAATTGGTGTAGCTGTGTCTACCCATAATCTTGTATTTGTGTTCCACTGTTTTACTCTCCAACGTGCGCCTGCATTTGGTGTA